AAAGTCAAAGTATAAAGTCACTATTAAAAAAGATGTAGGTAAATATCATTCAGGAGCAGAGATTTCTGGTAAAAAAGCTGACATTATAAAATTCTTACAAGGGCCAATGTATGGTGGTGTAGATGATGCAGATATTGAAGATATGTGGCCTTCCCTTGTGGAAATGGTTGATGGTCGTTTACTTGGATTTAAAGCTGCAACTCGTAGAGCTGAAGGTGAAAAGCAAAAAGGTAGGGTTATTGTAGATAGAAGAACTAAAGATGCAAAAGCAACTGCAATACGTTTAGAAAAAGCTAAAGCTAAGAGAGAAGAGAAGCGTAAGGCAAAGGAATTTGCTGAAAAATATCCTAAGATAGAGTATAATCAAAATACTAAAAAAGAGGATGCAGCAATGATGAAGAAGTTAAATAAACCTTTTGAAATACCAGAAACTGCAGCAAATGCAGCATCAGCTGGTGGCGTTGATATGGCACCTAATGCAGGTAAAAAAAAGAAAAAGTTTAAAGTTGTAAAAAGAGATAATTACTAATGATACATTTTAAAGAATTTGTAGACCAATACAATGAAGGTACATGGCATCTTCCTAGTGATAAGAAAGTTGCAATGAAGTTTAAAAAACTAATGAGTAAACCAATTACGCTAGGTAAAAATGGTGAAGATGCTATTGATTCAGTAGAACCTTTTATTGGTGATGATTCATTGTATGATGATCTTAATGATGCTGGTAAGAAAAACCCTAAAGGTGATGCTCGTAAAATCATTACGAAGCATATGAAGGCATTAAATATTAATCCAAAGACATTTCATTGGGCTGGTCAAGAATCAATTGACGAAGTAAGTCCTGCTCAAAGACGTGCTAGGAAACAAGCTTATTTACAAAAGACTATGAAAAAATATGGTGATGCTGCTAAAATGGGCATTGACGCTAAAGATGTGAATCAAAGAAGGAATGCGCCTACAAGGAAGAAAACTTAAGTTAGGCCTAGTTTTAATTATGGCAACTACATACTATCAATTACCTTTAGCATCTAACTATAATAGACAAGCTCCAGTAGAAGTTGATTTAATTCTGGCTGGTTATGAAGTATATAAAGCTAAATCAGAAAACCTAAAAGAAGAGCAAGGGTCATTCTTGACTCAGGCTACTATGTTAGTATATGATGAAATATTAAGATACCAAAGAGGTGTTGCATATACTCATGGCTTAGATGCAGCTGCAGTAGATGCATTTCATTATGATGACTTTGCAGCTAATGTAAAATGGTTTATGGATGAGTTAGTTGGTATGGAATCAGATTGGAGAAAAGAAGCTTCTCCTGGAATTGAAGGCAATACAGCTTATGGTTATGCGCAATTTACAGAAGAATCTGTTAAAACTGCGGTAAATAGATACATATATCATATTAATCAATTTAATTCACGTTCTATTTTAGGTAGAAGAGATTGGCAACCACGTGGATATACCAATGGTGACGGAATATTTGATGGTACAAAATTGAGAAGGCCTCAATGGCTAATAGATCTTAATTATAAACTTCATGACCAACAAAGTGGCAATGTAGTTTTGCCTGCAACTTATGACCATAAAACAGATTTAGATGCATTAACTTATGACCAAGTGAGTGCTTTAGCCTTTGTTCACCTTCATAGTAAGACATCTAAAGATTATAACTTTGTGCAGTTAGCAAAGGGAGATACGGCAGCTGCAAAACAGATATATTCAAGAAATCATCACACAAAACCAGACGCCGATACATTAAAACGATTAGAAAAATTCTTTTTATTGCACGATTTGCATTAAAGAAACTCTACTTTATATAAATAAGTACTATATAAAGAGGAAATGATATGGCAAAACCAACTACAAGATCTACATTACAAGACCATTGCTTAAGAGCTTTAGGAGCTCCGGTTATTGAAATTAATGTAGATGAAGACCAAATTGAAGATCGTACAGATGATGCATTACAATTCTATCAAGAATTCCATTCTGATGCAGTTGTTCGTGATTATTTAAAACATCAGCTTACAGCAACTGATATAACAAATAGTTATATTACGGTGAGTGATAATGTTATGTCGGTAATGAAAATGTTAAGTGGTGGCCAATCATCAGGTGATTCTTTATTTGATATGGGTTATCATATGAGATTAAATGATGTATTCATGCTTCAAGGTGCAGCAGCACAAATTCAAACATACGAACAAAGACTACAAAACTTATCTTTAATTGAACATACTTTAAATAGTAAAGAACATACTAGATTTAGTAGACATATGAATAGAGTTCATATGGATGAAGGCTTTGGTGACTTAGCAGCAGGTGATTATATTGTATTAGAAGTTATGACTATTTTGGGACCAGACACTTATACAGATGTATATAATGACCATTATTTAAAGAAATACCTTACAGCATTAATTAAAAGGCAATGGGGTGCAAACATGATGAAGTTTGACGGCTTTCAACTCCCAGGTGGTATAACAATGAATGGCAGACAAATGTTTGAGGATGCTATCGAAGAAATTAGGGAATTAGAAGAAGAATGTAAATTGAGCTGGGCATTGCCAGACAACTTTTTAATGGGGTAATGAATGGCAACTAGTGTATATTTTAGCGGCGCAGTAAAATCCGAACAAGATTTGTATGAAGATCTTGTTACTGAGTCCATTAAAATATTTGGACAAGATGTAGTATATATTCCACGCACACGTATATCAGAAGATGCGTTATTAAATGAAGAGTGGAGTCAATATACTATGGCTTTCCCTATAGAAATGTATTTAGAGAATGCTGAAGGATTTGAAGGTGATGGTAATACATTAGGTAAATTTGGTTTAGAGATTAGAGACCAAGCAGACTTTGTAGTAACTAAACGTCGTTGGGATGCTGTAGTAGGTGTTAGCCTTGATGATGCAACTTTAGGCTATACAATGAAAGGTAAACCAGCCGAAGGTGATTTAATATATATGACAATGACTCAAAGATTATTTGAGATTAAATATGTAGAACCTAAATCACCATTCTATCAATTACAAGACCTCCCAAGTTATACAATGACAGCTGAATTGTTTGAATACAATGACCAGCACTTTGATACTGGTTGGGATGAGATAGACCAAATAGAATGGAAGAATGCTACATCATATAGTTATATTGTTGGTGCAGCTACAGCATATATTCCTGGTGAATTAGTAACACAATGGACTGGTGTTAATGATAGTGCTTCTCCAGCTGTACCTATTAATATTGAAGGTTATGTTTCTAATTGGGAAGGTAATGGTGTTAATAGAGTAACAATTATTAGTCCACATCAAAGTAGTAATGGTGATGGTACATTTATGGCATTCACTGTACAAGCAGCTGCTAATAGAGCATTAGTTGGTACAGAATCTGGTACAACTTCACAAATTACAGTTGACCAGAGTGGTACTACGAAGACATTCTATAACCAAGACCCATTTGCTGATAACGATGAGTTTGAAGTTGCTGGTGATGATGTTATAGACTTTACAGAAACTAACCCGTTTGGTGATCCATAATGTTCGAAAATCATTTTTATAACGAATCAACTAGGAGAATGGTATCGGTATTCGGTAGCATATTTAACGATATGGAAGTCGTTAAAAAGGATGCTGCTGGGAAAGTATTACAAAAGATTAAAGTTCCTTTAGGTTATGCTCCAAGGAGTAAAATTCTTGCACGTTTAAATGAACAAACAACTGGTCCTAATATAGCTCTTAAGCTACCAAGGATGTCATTTGAAATAAGCTCGTTTGAATATGATGCGAATGCAAGAGTATCTAAACATAAGAGTTATACAAAGGTAATAACCGGGGATACGCTTCAGCTGAATAAACTCGGGTCTCCTGCAGTCTACAAGGTTGGATTTGAATTAAATATCCTTGCTGCTAGCCAAGATGAAGCATTACAACTATTAGAACAGATTCTACCAATGTTCCAACCGGAATATACGGTAACAATAAAAGATATTCCAAGTATGGATATCACAACCGACA